GCACTTGAGGCTGAAGCTGTAGCTGAGTTAGCGGAGGCTATAGCACTTGAAGCTGAAGCTGTAGCACTTGCCTCTGAAGCTGTAGCTGAATTAGAGGAGTTAGTAGCACTCGCCTCTGCTGCTGCTGCTGCTGCCTCTGCTTTAACTACAGAGGGTTGTACTAGTGTATCTCCAAACTCTTCTGGTGTTGTAGCTACTTCTATATATACTCTAGCACTAGGTGGTATATAGAAACTAATAGAATTATCTACTAAGTCCCACTTATCTATTGTAACTATATCTTCTGAATTAGGGATGTCTAACACCCTAACATATAAACCTGTAGTAGGGTCTACTGCTCCTTCTGTACCGTCTGCGTCATATACGTAGTTGTATACCCTAACAAATTGTTCACTTGGTATAATGAAATCTGAGAGGAACCTTGTGTTGGTTCCATCTGCTTGAAATATCTTACTTGATATCATATTTTATCCTCTCTATTATTTAACAACTCTAGTACTCCTTTGATAAAAGAGAGCCTCGTAGTTAACTGTTTGTAATTCAAACCCTTTATTAGGGTTATCACTATTGGCTGTAAATATTGTCTTAACCTTATCAGCTGAAGACATTACTGTTATCCTTTTATCGTTCTTATACTTCCTTAGATAATAAGGGTCTGCGTCTTTCCAAGAGAGACTATCATCCCATACATCTAAGTCTTCCCATATAGGTCCGTATAGTGTAGGTGAAGTCTCTTGTGGGTAGTCAACGCTATTACTAAGTATTGTAGTATAATAACTATCAGGTGCTACTTCATATTGGAGTGTACGTAGTTGTAGTCTACCCCTAGGAGTACCCTTAACTGACTGCCCCTTATAGTAGAAGCGGGAGAACTCTAGTCCAGATGTGTACTGGTCATAGGTAGTATCTGTCCTTTTATCTTGGTAATCTACTGTAGTTATATCACCTGGTATGGCTAACTCTAGTTGTCCTAATGAACCATCAGAGAAGACTATATACAGTCTATTATTAATTATACCAATACCATCAAAGGCATCTTCAAATAACCAAGTATGAAAGGCTAGTTGTACGTCCTGTTCCTGTACTCTAGTTTTATTTAATACATATAATATATTACTTATTTCTTCTGTTTGGAAGAACACTTGTCCTACACCTGTATCCCCTACTGTGGTTATTAACCCTCTGTTGAGGTAGGTAGGTAGGTGTAATGATATGTTCTGTGCCTCAGCATTTATATTAGTTATATCTCTTGAGGATATATTCATAGTAAATATCTGAGAGTAGTCTCCCATAACTGAGCTGAAGTATATATTATTACCTACACCTACTGCTGGCATATTAGTATTAAAACTATAGTTACTCAATGCTGTAATAGCAGCTGAGTTAGGTGTTAAGGGTGTATTAGATGAATGGAGTAGGAACTGGTTATCTGCATCAAATACAACTAATGTATCTTCTGTAGCTACAGCTGATGTTAAACTAATAGAGTCTTTAGTTGCTACTACCATATCTATAGGTCCATCATCTAGGATAGTCTTAAGGGTCCTTATGTAGAACCCCCCGTAATCCTTAATGGTAGACATATTAACTTTATTATTACTAAGGAAGCCTAGTCTATTCTTATAGAAGAAGAGTTCACTAATAGTATGTCCTACAAAGCTTGGGTCTTTGTTAGTAAGTAAGTCTCCTACTACCCTCTCTCCCCACTCTGTATACTCACCTACTGTAAACTCTATGTTGTTAGATACAACACTTCTAGTTAGTAGGTGTGGCATAGTACTACCATCTAATCCTATAGATACACCAGGTTTTGCAACTTCATTCCAAGTTGTACTAGGACTATCATATTGTAGGTAGTAGTCATCTCTCTCAAAACTTGTACCGCCTGTTACCTTAACTATAAAACCATCTAAGGTAGAAGGGAGTGTTGCTGGTAATTCATCGGAACTATTAACTGTCTCCCATACACCTAATGATGCTAAACTACCGTTACTATCTTCCCAAATCCAATCAGATAGACCAGACTTTTTGTATACAACAAATGAACTACCTGGTGTATGTGTATAGTCTGCTCCTAAGTCTGCTGCTAGTTTCTCAGCTATCTTATCTGAGGATAGTCTATCAACAGTGGGTGTATATGGTGCTCCAGCATATTCCCCTTTAACTGCTGTTCCTTGTAGATAATATGTATATCCTTCAAGTTTAGACCCTGTGTCCTCCCCCGAGGTCTTCTGTGATATAACAACTTGTGTTACAGCCTTAATCCAATAGAATGCCATATCAGTATAATCAGCTATATCTAGTGAGTTTGTTGTTGTTGATGGCTTAACCTCTACTGTTGTATTAACAACAAAGGTAGCATCTCTAAGTGTAATAGTCTTAAATGCTTTCTTAGGTACTACACCTAGTGGTAGTTTAAAGTAGTCATTAGTGCCTGTCCAGTTCTTAGATACATCATTTAGGTTGTGTACATGCCAAGTACCTAGGGAATCCCCTGGTATTGTAAATAGATACTGTTCATCAGCATTACCCCTATCATACATATAGGTAAAGGCTAGACTATCTTGTACTAAGGACAGGTTAGGTAGCGTAACTCTCTTATCAATAGGGTTACGTCTTAATATACCCCTAGTAATTGAGGGTATACAATTAATTAGTTCCTCTACCTGACCATCTTTTCTTCCTTCTTGATACTGTTGACTAACACCCATTACTAGGTTGTCTAAACTCTTATTAACTAAAGCTTGACTCATTATGTCCGTCCTTTATTCCCATATAGTGAACCCTGTAAGTAACCATTGTGGGTCCTTGTACTAACCTTATTATTCTGAATGTTATAAGCTCTAGTCTGTAGCTGTCTACGCTGTAGTCTAATGAATGTCTCTTGTTCAGCTCTATTTGTAGTAGTAGTTAAATCAGGTGCACCTATTACGGCTTCTTGAAACTTCCTAGCAGCTCTAGCACTTATGTATTCATAAGCTTCAGCAGGTAATGTTGGATAGTCTACCAACCACACTATGTCTGCTTCTATATATGTAGGTTCTATAATGTATGTAAACTTCTCATTATCATATAGCTTACCATTCTTCTCCATATATCTATTAGACTCTTGTGTATCTATTCTTAGTAGGTTAGGTGGTATAACTATAATATTATTAATATCCTTATACATCTTAAAGTTGTAGTCTAAGTTAAAGTACCAACCTATTGACTGTACCTCTACCATAGTCTCTTCAACTATCCTCTTTGCTGTCTCTCCATCTGTCCCTAATTCTAGGAGGTCTACTAATGTACCTAAAGGAAATGGAACCTCTCCTATTGCCAGTAGACATTTATTTATCATATTTAGTTTCGTCTTGGAATAAATTGTCCCATCTGCGAATATTGTTGGCATATTAGCCTCCTTGTTATTTTATTAAAACACTATACAACCTCCCGAAGGAGACTGTAACTGTCCTAGTCTGTAACTATGATAATTAAGGACGTAGGATTCAAACTTCCCATACCCATCGCATAGTACGAAGTGAGTTGGTGACCTAAACGTCTAAAATCGTAATTAGCTTCTGACTTAAGGTCCATCGCTTTAACTACACCAAAGACATCTTTAGTATACATCAAGGCAATTAGACCTGTTGCATCAATACCTGTACCACCACTCTGGTCAGTCTTGTCTAGGTGGTTAGTCCAACCAAGGGAGAACCCTGCAATTTGTCTAACCTTACCTGAGTCAATACCACCATTACCTGTAGTATAGTCTGCATTCGTACCTCTAGTAGACTGTACAATGTTGTAGTAGTCTGTAGGAGATACAAATACAACTGGTTCACCAGATACGTCTCTCTCATTCAGAGTACTTCTAGCTTCAAATAATGAGGCTACTAGTGCATCCCCTTTAGCTTGTGCTGTGGTTGCTGCTGCGTAACCTGTAGCTGTAACTATAGCTGCTGCTAGTTGACCATTAGTAGGCGCTGATGCACTACCTGTGTCGTGTGTAATACCATAGAAGATGTCCTTATCAATTTTAATTGACAGAATTTCACCTGACTGAGCAGACATTTCTGAACGAAGGTCATACTGAGCTAGCTTATTATCTAGGTCATCAGAGAAGTGTGAGTGTACATATCTAGTATCAACTGTGATAGTAATTTCATCATTCGCTAATAGCTTAGATACAACCTCTTCCCCTCTTACGTGTGTTTGAATATCAGTTGCTAGTGCTTTACCAGTTACGATGAACTGTGAAGTCTTACCACCTGAAATTTCTCTTGTTTTTACTGTAGCCATTGCTACGTTTCTCTCTCTAAAAGCCTTAATGACTTCCCCTGAATACAGTTTTAAGGCTGTTGACCTATTTGTATCCTTGTTGTGTAGAGCTGATACCATTGCTGACATATTTTTAATTCCTTGTATATTATAATTTTTCTCTAACACATATTAGTGTTATACCTACTTGCTTAACCTGTTAAGTTATCCAATATTATATACCCTTAGGTATAATAAGTAGGGCTCAATAGAGGATAGGACAAAGGAGAACAAAACTCCTACCCTCAATTCAACCCTAAGGAGGGAGTAGGACTATGCCCACTCACCCTTAGTCCTAGCCATTTTTTGTTCTACGGCTTGTGTATAGCTTCTATCTACACCATACCTCTTATCAGATATGTCGGATTGGAATTCATGTTCTGATGTATATCCCTTACCTTGTAATACTTGTGACTCATTAGTATGAATAACAGTAGAGCCTTCTTGTGCAGAAATATATTGAGAGTATGTATCCCTCAACATAGCTTGTCTAGCTATAGTACCTGATGCTTGGAACTCTGTTACAAAGGCTTGTCTCTCTTCATCAGAGAAAGCTTCTTGTGTCCATTCTTCCATAGCGTTGTAGTTCTCAATACCCCCAACTACTCCAACTATCTCATCTACTGCCTTCTTAGACTTGTATCTTTCATAGTCTAGTCTTTCATCTACTTGTTCCTTAGTAACACCTTGGTCTAGTAACTCAGCATATGACTCTTTAGATAGTTCACCTGTCTCTGCGAACTCCTCCATATACTTATTACCCTGTTCTTGCCCCTCAGGAGCTTCCTCAGAGGCTTTACTATCTTCAGAGGTACTCTGGGTACCCTTAAGCTTTTCTAGGGCTATATAAGCCTTAGCGATGTCTTCAGCAGACTTACCTTCAAACTTATCTGGCATAGTAAATTCT